AGAGCGATACCTGGTTTGTAACCGAAACTTCGTAGTTACGGGTCAGGCGTACGTTCTTAGCAACTGTGATACCCTCACCGTCACCGAGCATAACGATGTCATAGCGCTCTTTCATCTTCATCGAACGAATGTCACGTGATGGATCATCGAACTGATCCGTGCTCATGTCGTCCTTGACGAGAAGAGTGCCAACCTCATTACGGTCAATCAGGAAAAGGTCTGACTTGGCTGGTGTTGAACCGCTCTTAGCAGTAAAGCTAACGAATGGCGAGACGATAACATTCAGACCCATTGGGGCTGTGGAGTTAAGCGTGCCTTCCTTAGACTGCGGACGGTAGCCCCAGCTTGTGTTGACAGCAGCTGCAGATCCACCTGCATGGAAGATCGAGTCTTTCAAGAAGACCGACCACATGAGTGGGTGGAGAATGAAGTCTGTTGGAACATGGTTCTCAGCCATTAGAACAGCTGCCATATCAACGATGTCATCCCAGGTAACGGTCAAGTTGGCTGCGCCATCAATTCCGCGACCTGTTGTGTCGTCGTATGAACCACTGTCGTTGTCAAAGACGATTGTTGCAGCGTCCTTGAAACGGCTAAGTGCAATTTGTTCCTTCAGGCGTGCCATTGCACGACCTGCAGCACGTACATGCAGACCTACGATGTCCCAAAGTGAGTCAGCAATAACTTCCTCTGTGAAAGCCAGCTTAACACCTTTCTTTGACACCTTGCCCTCGACTTGCTTAGCAAATGCGAGTGCCTGCTCTGGGTATTCTTGTCCTTCTGGTATCTCAGCAGCTTGAATTGCGTTTACCGCTGGGAATTCCAAAGAACGACCCTTACCGAGACGTACCGTTGAAAGGAGCGGAGTCACCAAAAGCTGTGGTTCGGCGGCCTCTTTCAGAGTACGAGAGATGACCTTAGGGAAAAGTGCTGCTGCATCTGACGATGCAAAAGCTTCCTTAATTGTCACTCTGTTATCTGAATCGATGTAACCATCCTCAGCAAATGCGGCTTCCCAAGCTGGGAGACCCGAGAGGAGCTCTTGTATTGTCTTACTCATCTTAGGATCTATCCTCCTGTTTGTTGTTTCTTTTTATTATTCGTTTAGAGCGTTAAATTGACGCGGAATGCGCCAACAACGTTCGTAACATCCAAATTGGAGCGGATGCCCAACTTGTTCTTATAGGTGCCTTCACGTGTAATTTCATATACCGTCTTCAAAGCACCTGGGTCTGACGGCAGCTGCATGTAGGACAGTAAGCCATCATCAAAGTTTGTTGCAAACTTCTCGACTTCGACTACCTTACCAACACACAACCATGGGTACGAAGCCATGTCAGCTGTTGACAACTTTCTTGCACGACCCATAAAGTCGGCTGCAATCAAGTCACCAGCAACAACATCAGCATTTACGTTTGTAACCATGGGGTACTCTACGTAACCATGGGTGATAAAGCCTGCACCTTGCGATGTGCCCTTATCAAATGGTCTGTAAAGATCATATTGAGCGCAACCGACTGGAACCGAACGGGCTGCGACAGCTTGTGTGTCACCCGCGGCACCAGCAACTGGTGTTGCGCCAGCTAGTGGGTCCCAACCTGAAATAGTGTCGCCCCATGTTACTGAGGATCCGCTACCGTTAGCTGGAACGAAACGTGAATCGCCACTTGCATCTGTTACAACCGAAAGGATTGTTCCCTTTGGAATAACGATTTCAAAGCGATCATCTTCTGAATCTGAATACCAAGTTGGAAGTGCAACTGATGGAAGAATGTAGGCTGATGGTGCAATACCCTCAGAAACTACAAAGCGACCTGCGCCAGTCTTCGTTCCTACTTTGCGAAACTTCGCTAAGCTCATGTTATTATCTCCTTAATGTTTAGAGTTTCTTACGACCCATTAAAGCGTCGACGAGAAGATCTTCGAATGCAGATTCAACTGTAGTCTCAGTATTCTCTTCGGTAGCCTCGACTTCTGGATCAATTGTCAATACGTTTTGCTCTTCGTTAGAAACGACTTCGCTTTCAAC